CCAAGTGAGCCCCGGCGATGATGCCTCCGATCTGGTCGCAGACGTGGGCCGACTGATACGAAACGCAAACACAGCCCGGTCGCGCGGGCGAGTCTGAACAGGAGGCCGACAGACTAACGCCCCGCTCGACTGGCGAACGGGGCGTTGTTTTTTCTGGTTTTTCTTGGGACTTAAAATCCTCTGCCATGATTGGCGTGCGAGTTCGAATCTCGCCGCGGGCACCAACACTTAGCAGAAATCAGAGGTCGGCCCGTTAGACGTCCGTTAGACGCGCGTTAGACGTGGCGTTCATGATCTCCCCCGCTGCCTGAACGCCACCACATCGCTCACGCCCTTGTCCCTCGACCGGACATAGCGGTTCGTCGTGCTGATCTGCGTGTGCTGCGCGGCCTGCTGGACCGCCCACGGATTGCCGTATTCCGACGCCTCCGTGATGCCCCCGGCGCGGGTGTCCCTAAGCTGCAATTCCGCAGGTAAGCCGAGGCGCTTGACGGCGGCGCTGAACATCTTGGCGATGCGGGTGGGGCGCGGGGGGATGCCGTCCTCTGCCTTGATCACCGGGCCGACGCGCTGGTCTGGCGGGATCTGCAGGAGGCGGCGGCGGATCTCGGGCACCTGGTCGATCGGGAAGGCCATCGGGTCAGGGCTGGACTGGTTCGTCTTGGAGATCACCTTGCGGAGCGTGCGGACCTCGGGGTCGATCATGTCCCATGTCATGCCGTTCACCCACAGGCGCCGGGCCGCCGATCCCCGCGGCGTGAATGCGATGCCGCCGGCCTGCCCCTCGTCCGGTTCCCAATCGCCGTAGACGTCGACGCCGCGCAGGGCAAACTCGAACCGCATCAGGATCGCCAGAGAGGCGAATTCAGCGCCGCGAGCGTCAAGGTCGGCCACTATGTCCTCCACCTGCTCCCGTCTGGCGTAGACGCTTCTGGACGCGCTGCTTTTGAGCCTCATGCTGCCGCGCACCTGCTGGATCCGGAGGCAATTCATATCGCCTAGCTTCACACCGTGCGATAAGGCCAGCCCCCAATGCGTGAACCACTTCTTGATGTAGGCGTCGGACCGGCCCTTGGACCGCATCGTGATCTGCCATTCCATCAGGCGGGAGTAATCCGTCTCGCGCAGCCGTACCTCGGAGATCGCGTCCTCGATCCGGCGCAATTCCCGGCGGTACTTCTCCCGCGTCGAGGCCCGCACGTTCTGAATGTCGGAATACGGGTCGTGAAGGTAGCGGCCGATCAGCCAGCCCCAGGTGCCGGGCGTCTTGCCCTGCTTCTGCCCGTCGTACCAAGCGATCATCTGGCGGGTCAGTTCGCGGCACTGGTAGGCGCGGGCATGGTGCAGCCCATCGTCCTCTGCGCCGCCAAGCCGGTACGTCTTGATCGAATATCCGGCATCCAGGTACTTCTTGGTCGGCACCCAGTAGTAGGTGCCGCGGATCTTCCGCATCAACGGCGCGTAGTTGGGATCGGAATCGTCCCACAGGGATGTTTCAAAAGGCATCGTGGTTCTCTCGCTGGTTGGTTTCCGTCAACCGCTCTGGCCCGCTCCGTCTTCTGACGTTCCGCTCGCGGGCCCATTCCTCAATGGCTTCACGGTGACGCATTCCGATCACCGGATCAATACTCGGGAACCCCGTGCTGGCCTCCAGAACCGGCGCATTCGACCGCAGCCACGCCATGTCATGCCCGAGTAGCCGCGCAACCTCCCGCTCGGGGATGAACAGAGACGGCGCGGCGGTGGTCATTTTGCGGCCTCCTGCGCGATCAGGGCATTGATCGTGGCGCACAGAAGGGCGATGGCCGGCTTGGCATGTTCTGCAATGTATGACCCGTGGAAGTCGCGTGTGATCTGCCACGACCATCCGCCGTCATACTCCTGCACAAAATCAGTGTAAGCATCTGGCAGGACTGCCTTTTGAAAGTCCAGTGCCATGTCGAGCGACTGCTCGGAATATGCCACCCAGAAATCAGAGGCCATGGTTCCGTCGTCGTCCATGTCTGGGAAAACGGGGTAGAACAAATGGACCATATGGTGGAGGCCGAATTCACCAGACTCCACCTTCTCCAGCAGGCCCTTGAGTGCTTCGATCCGTGACGTCACAGCGGATCCCCCTTTGGCGCCGAGCCGAGCGTTTCAAACTCCGTACCGGCACCGACGACGCAGGAAATGCCGTCCAGGTTCGTGTAAATCACCGTCCACGATCCGGTTTCAGCGTTGACGAACATTTCCATCACCAATTCGGGCGAAACCATGCCCGTGGCTATCGGAGCCTCGCCGTATTTATTGCTGAGGTTCCGCACCGCTCTGTCATGCGGGCCGCAGGTGGTCGCGGCATCGGCGGCGGGGGTCAGGGCCAGCGCCCCGGCGATCAGTCCGTAGGTCAGGTGGGTCATACCTCTTGTTCTCCATCGCTGTGTTCGTTTTCGTTCTTCGGAACCGCCCGATATGGCCAGTCCTCGCCTCGTTTCAGCGCGCGGTTCCGTAGCGCCTCGGCTTGCTTCGGCAGCCCAAGCCACGACCAATCCGCCGACGACACTTCACCCCGCCCAGAAAGGTGCAGGTATCCGTTGGTCGTGGGGTTCCAGAGCCGGATCATGAACCGCTCCATCCGGCTCTTGTGCATCGCCACGCGCATATCCGCCCTCACGCCGACCATCAGACAAAGCTCGCGTCGGGAATGATGATCACGCCCTGGTCGATCAGGAGCGCGTGCGTCTCGACAAGACCGTTCAGGATCCGGTCGAGGACAGCGGCGGGGTAGTTTTCGATCAGGTGCTTCCACGCGGCTGGATCGCGGCCGTCGATGATGTCGTGACAGGGGCCGCAGGTGAACAGCACCGCTATGTCCGTCACCTTGGTCGACATGCCTTTGCCAGTTACCGGTGCGTGGGCGCCGACGGTCGTGTCCCGACCAGCGCAGCACCGCCCAGGTATGAAGCTCGCAATGCGTGCGGTGCAGGGCTTGCCGGCGGCCGATGCCATGATCAGATCGGAGCGGACCTTCGGCAGCATGTGCGGGCGGTATCGGTCGAGGTCGATCATTCCGTAGCGTCCAGTCTTGCGTCGGTGACAATCGCGTTCAGCAACTCGGGCCATGTCACGTTTGAGGACCGCGCCGATTGCATGAGCCAGTGAGCATTGGCTTCCTCTAGGCGGTCGAGAGCGTCTGGCGTGCGGAGATGGGACTGCATGCCGATCTCCGAGGCGATCATGTAGACGTATTTCGTCGTCGCCCCGGTAATTCGAGCGATCTCGGCAGCGGACTTCTTTGGCTCAGATCGCATCTGCCGGATGATCAGATCCCGGCGCTTTGGAGACAGCATGTTCTCTTGGGACCGGACCGAACGGACGTAATTTTTGGTCGCTCCGGTTATGCTCGCGATTGTCGCGTTCGTGGCATCAGGATCGCGCGTGACTGCCTCAATTATCCGGTATTTCAGTTTCACGACGGCAGCCCTCCAAGGCCGCAGTATCCTTCCTCCCGGACTACGCCATAGCCCTCCGGATTGCGCATCACGCGCTCCACGGCCTTCTTGTGGAAGACCAGAGACGCCTTGCCGGTCCCGTCCTCCTGCGCCAGAACTGCCTGTTCCCGCTTCACCGCGGACTGAAACTCGGGGTCGGACGCAAGGCGCGGCTTCCAGCGCCACAGGGCGCACGCTTCACCGCGGCAGTGCGAGGTCAGGTTGTCCGTTCCGAACGTGCGGGACAGCGGGCAAAGCAGGCCCTCTTTTGCGGCATCGGGGGCGACAAAGTTTGTCATGGTCGGTCCTTTCATCTGACAATAGTGACGGCCTTCGCCGCCCGAGTGATTGCGGTGTAGAGCCAGCGCTGGCGGTCCTCTGTCTTGCCGAACGACTCGTCAAACACGACGACCCGATCCCACTGGCTGCCCTGGGCCATGTGCGTCGTCAGCGCGTACCCGTATTCGAATTGCTGCGTGCCGCGGAGTTCCCGCCAATCGGGCGGGCGGTCGCCGGTGAAAAACTCTGATCGGACAAGCGCGCGGATCTCGCGGTCCTCGTCGTCAGACCGCGCCTCGATGCCGATCATGGCTTCGTGCTCGAAAGTGGCGTCGAACGTCCGCAGAACCTCGAACATCTGCCCGTTGAAGATCGCCATATCCCGGTCGTTCTTGCGGCAGATAATCCGGTCGCCGCGCTGCGGGTACGGGGATCTGAACCCCTTGATTTCCCGCAGGCGCGTGTTGTAGGCCGCCCGGGTCTTGCGCAGGCCGACCAGCACCTGATCGAATGCGGTAATGTCGTGTTCCGCGCGGAATTGCTCGCGGCTGACGACGTTGCTCTCGCCATAGGCCCCGGGCTCCAGCGGCTCGCCCTGCCTCGCCTTTGACGCCAGCGCGATAATCGGGTTGCCCTCAGCCTGGCGGTGGATTTCCGTCAGCATCACGTCCGGATCGCGCGACGTGAAGTACCCCGCACCCTTGACCGGTGGCAGCTGTGCCGGGTCGCCCAAGACGATGATCGGCTTCTTGAAGCTCAGGAGGTCTTTCCCGATCTCCGCGTCCACCATCGAGCATTCATCCACCACGATCAGGTCGGCCTTTTTGATCGGACTATCCTTGCTCCGGTCGATGGATTTCTTGATCTCTCCCGTGGCAGGATCGCGCTTGAATTTGTAAATCTTGCTGTGCAGCGTGCCGGCGCCCTTGCACCCGCTGTCCCGCATGACCGATGCAGCCTTCCCGGTGTATGCCGCATAGCAGGGCTTGGCGCCGATCTCGTCCACGACGTGATGCGTGATGGTCGTCTTGCCGGTCCCCGCGTATCCGGCCAGATAGAACCAGCCAGCGCCGCCAGAGCGATACCAGTCGACGGCCTTCTTCATCCCTTCGGCCTGCTGTGGGGACCAGTGGAAGGTCATTTCTGCCGCGCCTCCCGATCCATCTTCATCCGCTCATGGACGCGGGACAGGTCTTCGGTGATCGCAAGCCATGTGTCCCATTCGAGGACGGCGGCGGTGTCTCCGTCAGGGCTGCGGACGAATTCCGGCTCGATCGACAGGATTTCCTCGATCAGAACGTCAGACGGCACTTCGGTCTTCGGCGTGCTCATTGGCGGCTCCAGAACAGAACGGACAGGATCACGGCCCAGACCAGAACGGCGATCAGGACGGCGGGGAGGGCCGGCAGGCTGGTGGCGGGGCGGCGGCGGGTCATTCGCTGTCATCCCCGGCTTCCCAACCGCCGATCCAGTCCGCGGCCTTCTCGGGCTCATCCTTGTACGGGCAGTCTTCGAGCGGCTTCCCGTCGACCCGCGCCGCCTTGCCCTCGTCGAACTCGGCCGCACCAGGGAAGCCCTGATCCCGCGCGATGCCCGCCGTCCAGTGCGGACCGTCCTCGTCTGCTGGGGCGGGTGAGGCGTCTGCTTGCGGGGGTGAAGCGTCTGATGGCTTCTGGTCGTCCTGCTGCTCGCTTTCACGGATGCGCTGAGATAGAGACTTCTTGGCCTCGTCAGCCTCGACGGCGATGCTCTTGAGGCGGTCCAGTTCTGGCCGGATCAAATCACGGCACTCTTTCCCGCGTGGGCTGTTCCAGAAGTCAGCAAAGGCCGCCGCACCATCTCTGGCGGCTTCCTCGGCCGCGGACATTGCCGCCTCTTTCGGGTCCGTCAAAAGTGGCTTGACGGTGTGCTGCGCCTTCTTGCCCCGCGTTGAGGTCAGCATCAGGCCGACTGCCTTGCTGATGTGGGACATATGGCTGATCCGGATGCCGCCGACCTTGATGCCGCCGAACTTGATCTCGGGGTCGTTGTAGAGCGTCATCGAGCGGCCGATGTAATCGTCGCTGTCTTGGCCCCAAACCAGCACAAGGACGCGGCGCATGGACAGGCCAGGCTTGTAAGGCTTCCCCCTGTCACCGTCGAAAAATATCCACACGGGCTGATCACTGTCTTCGTGCCCGGTGACCCGCGTGATCGTGATTGTCTTTGGTCCAGCGATCAGATCATCTGCGTTCAGTTGGTCGCTCTTTGGAGCGATGGTCTTGCTAACGTCTACCATGATTTCCTCTTTGTTTCCGTGCCTTGCCCTGCCCTGCCCTGCCCGGCCCAGCCATGCCAGGCCCCGCCACATTCAGATATTCGGAAGCGCCCCGCTCGCCTGCATCTCACCAAAGCGGTGCAGCATGGACGGCGGGTATTCGTAGCGGACCGTCTCGACGCCGATCCCCGGCCAGTCCCCCGTGGCCAGACCGTGCGCGATGCGGTTCATCCCGGAGCGGTTCAGAACACGCGCCCAATGCATCGCCTCGGCATCAATCTCGATCGGGATCACCTCGTGCGGCTCCGACGACTGCACGAACACCAGCCCGCACTTCTCGGCGGTGACGGAGAAGATCCGTTCGGAACCCTCGCCCGCCAGCGCCATCTGCATCGGGTAGCCGTGATCCGTGATTGCGCGGATCGCAGACAGCCGCAGATCGGCCCCCTTGGGCGAGAACGTCTTGAGGTCGCCAAAATCGTAGCCGTTGGACGGAATGCAGTCCGGGCGGCTCTTGATCCACAGGCCCGTCGCCTCGTCCTGCCAGATCATGCTGATCTCGATCAGGTCAGATTTCAGGATCTCCACGCACAGCGGGTTGTTGTTCAGGTTCTCGGCCATCCGCTGGATCCGCTCGACCTGATCCTCTTTCAACAGCAGCCGGCCAGCGGCGCGGTCGTCGAATTCCGTCCAGAAGGCCGCGCCCGGTGCCGCAGCGTCCGACCAGAAGCCGTCGCGATTGAACGCCTTGATCTGCGTCGCCGTCGGTCGGTTCGGTGAGCCTTTCGGGACGTAGATGAAATGCTCGTCGAACACCTCGTCGCCAAGGATCAGCGCGTGTGCCGCCCGACCGAGGATCAGCGCGTCAGAAAGCTCCTTGTCAGGATAGCGGTCCGGGTTCCCATCCCATGTCTTCCAGAACGCATGGGGCGACTGCAGCGCGGCCTTGCGGATGCCCGTCGAGGACACGGACGGCCCCGGGCAGCACATCTGACTGTGGTAATGCGCCATGCTCATGCGGTAGGCCCCGGGACCAGGCGCGGGCACAAGGTCGGGCAGGATCGTCACGTCCAGCCCGCCGACCTTGACCGTCTCAAGCTCCGGGTACAGCGTCTTGCGTCCGGTGGGCGTCGTGATCTCCATGCCGGCCAGCAGGATCGTCTTGATCTCCGCGTCCTCGGAAATAACGGGGTAGATCAAGGCACCGTCGGACAGGCGCATCTCGCAGACCCAATCGCCCGTAGCGGTCTTCTCCCCCGCCAGGGCGTCCGCCTTGATGGCTGCGCGGATCTGGCGCAGAACGTCCTCCGGATCTCGGCCGGGCACGCGCTCATCGGCACGGTTTGCGGCATGTTCCGTCATGTCTCGTTCCTTTTTGGTGAGTGGTGGCGAAGGGTTCCATCTGCGTGGAAAACGCGAACATCTGCATCTGTCTGGACGCTGATCATCGAGGTCTTGATCACCAGAAACTCGGCGTCGTCGATCTGCACGCGCCAGCCCGGTTTCAGCCGCAGAACCAAGCCGCTCATTTGTAGCCCCGCCCGTCGCAGTAGTAGCAGGGCTCGTCCGTGTAGACCTGACGGTCAGGGTTCCAGCGACGGTTGCTGCCGTGTCCGCGGCATACGGAACAGGTCTTATCGCCCGTGGGATTTGGGGAGTTTGGCATCGGCTTCTCCGTTTCTGCTGCCGAAAACTTTCTCCTATGGAAAGATTTTGGTCAAGCGAAAACTTACCGTAGCGGAAAATAAATACTTTCGGATAGATCAAGACCGCGTTACAAAACCAGTATGGACATTTTCAAACGCGCATCCAAACCCGGACAAGCGGACCATTTAGTTTGCCTGTTCTTAGAAATGCTTAACGAGTCCCTCGCCAGGCGCGGCGGGGCATTGACGGACCAAGAGGTCGAGGCCGTCATCCGTGAGCATGAAAGGGCCGCTTTTCAGTCGATCTCGGCCAGCGTCTCAAGGTAGGAGATAACAGCCGCGCGCTGCTTTGGTGTCAGCTTTGACAGTATGGCGGCCGCGCGGGAAATCTCCGTCTGATCGGGATCGTCAGGGAGGCAAAAGCCAAAGACCCGCCGGATGCCATCAGCCTCGTCCGCTGTCAGGCGACGGTCGCCTTTCAGCGTCTTGGACAGTTGGACTTCGGTGATGCCGATTCGCTCGCTAAGCTCGCGCTGCGTCATCCGGTGAAGTTCAAGCTGTGATGTGATCCATTCGAGCCGCATGGTTCTATTAGGGCCAGTGCGGTTTCTTGCGCAATTTCCAAATTCGATAGCCATTCTCAAACACCTCTTGATTTCAGAATTTCTCTGTGGGAAAGTTCGCCGGAAACGAATGAGGCGAGCATGGAACCAGCGGCAAACATCATCGCAAAGTGCGGCGGCGCGAGGGCTGTCGCCAAAATCGTGGGCTGCTCGGAGAATTGGGTCTTCCGCTGGCGGCTGGCCACTGACAAGGGCGGCACCGGTGGGCTGATCCCGGCCAAGGCGCAGAAGAAGCTGATGCAGGCGTCGAAGGATGGTCTGTTCGACCTCAAGCCCGACGATTTCTTCGAGGGCGTATGATGCATTGGTCCGGTTTCCGATCGGGTGCAGCCGTTCAGATGTCGGTTTCCGCCGCCCTCCGTTCAACTCCATTCACGCAGAATTCACAATTCCGCGCGCTTCCACTCACGGAACGCGGATCAGGCCGCTGCTTGCCCACCGCCCGCAGCGGCCTGCGCTCCCTACTGAACATGGGGGAGCGGGCCTCAACCTCCGGTGCTCAGTAGTGCGCCGGTAACTGGCGGGGGCTTCGGCTCCCGCCCTTTTCACAGGAGATAGCGACATGAGCGACGGAGCGGCGGCTGAGATCATCGGCCCGAAACTGGACGAGGACAAATTCCTCCAGAAGCACAACGCCTGGGCGTCGGCGGAAAAAGACGCGGCCTCGGAAGCTGGCGAACGCCGCCAGGAGATCGGCGCGCTGGTCGAGGAGATGAACCTCGAAAACAAGGCGGCCAGTCAGGCGCGGGCCGTCCTCAAGATCAAGAACGAGGGCAAGCGGCGCGATGCTGTCCGGTCGTGGCAAGTGCTGCTGCCGATGCTGGAGGCGGAAATCCTCGGGGATCAGGGTGATATGTTCCCGGAGAACGGCGGGCCTGACACCAAGGTCGACGAGGAGAACGCCGTCACGCCGATCAGCTTCGGTGCTGCCGGATGAAGGTCGTCGCGCTGGACATAGCCACGCGCGTCGGAATTGCCGCTGGAGAAGCCGGTGGCACACCCTCTTGGCGAGAGGTGGATCTTGGTGAGGCGCCGGATGCTCGGCGGTTTTCCAATGTCCTACGGCTCGCTCATGAATTGATCGTGGAGGAAAAGCCCGACCTGCTCATGGTCGAGGCGGCGATCGGCGGCCCCAAGGCGTCCGCGTATCTGATCGGCCTGGTGGCCTGCGTCGAGGGTTGCGCGTGGAATCGGGGGGTTCGTGTTGAGCGGGCCTATCTGGCGGCGATCCGTAAGCATTTCGTCGGCAAGGTTTTGAACGTTTCCGACTTCCCGCACCTCAAGCAGGCCGATGCAAAGCGGGCCATCAAGGCAGAGGTGATCCGCCGCTGCCACATCCTCGGATGGAAGGTCGACACGTCCGACGAGGCCGACGCCTGCGCGCTCTGGGACTACGGGTGCGCGGTTCATGGCCGGGCGCAGTCGGTTCCCGTAGGGGGGCTGTTTCAGGCATGACAGAGGTGAATGTCGATAGCGTCGGATCGGCGCGTCTGGTCGAGCAAGTGGCCGCGCTGAATGAGGCTCTGGACAGCCTGCGCCCAATGCAGCGCCGGGTGTTCGATCTGGTGAGCAAGTGCAGGGGCATGAAGTTCCCGGACCTGGCGGACGCCATATACGCCGATCGCGAAGATGGCGGACCGGATGGCGCAGAGATGTGCGTCAGGACGGCGGCCTATCAGGCTAACGCCGAATTGCGGAAGGCGGGCATCAGGATCGTGAGCGTGCCATTCCTGCGGATCGTGAGCGTGCCGAAATGACCGAAACAATGGACGATCTGCGCAAGGCCCGCCGCATCAACGCCGCAAAGCGCATTCTTGCGTTCGTCAAGCGCGACGGGAACCTGACCGACGAGGATTGGCTGCTCTGGGTGGTGCATCTGCAGGCGGAACTGACCGAACGGGAACGAGCCGCGCTGGTTATGCTCCTGCTCCGCACCTTCACACCGGACGAGGCGGAATCGGTCATACAGGCCGCATTCAAGGGCGCAGGATGGCCTTTGCCGACGCTGGGGGACGGTGACCATCTGGCCGACGCGCGCATGTGGGCAGAGGACGCGAGCCCGAAAGAGGTTTCCGCCTGGGGCATGGCCTGCGTCGACCGGATGCCCAAGAGCAAGCTGGCGAAGTTTGTCGAGTGGGCGAAGGGCAGGCTGGAGGCGCGCGGGTGAGAACAATCGCGGCTCTCTATGTCGAGGATGGCGGCTGCTACTGCGGCCTGGATGGCGTCGATGCCTGGGGCCGGGACAGAGATGCGCGAATGTATCTTGGCCCGCATCCTGTTGTTGCGCATCCCCCGTGCCAAAGGTGGGGAAAGATGTGGGCTGGTCAGCCTCTCTGGATCAAGCGCACCGGTGAGCGGAAGCGCAAGGGTGACGACGACGGATGCTTCAAGTGCGCTCTGTCGGATGTGCGCCGGTGGGGTGGCGTGCTGGAGCATCCGTTCGGCAGTCAGGCGTGGAAGGCATTCGGGATTGCTGCACCGGCGCGGTCTGGCAGGTGGTTCAGGGCCGATGATTTTGGCGGCTGGACGTGCTGCGTGGAACAGGGTCGATACGGCCATTACGCGAGGAAGCCAACGCTTCTTCTGGCCTATGGTCTGCCGAGCCTGCCCGAATTGAGATGGGGCATCAGCGAGCCCAAATTCCCGCCGGAAGCGATCGAGCGACATGGCTTGGCGTATTGCAAGCGCGCGGGGGAACTGGCCTTTCAGGGCGGCGGCACGGATAGCCACCCGAGGATTGGGACACCGGAGGAATTCCGTGATCTTCTGATCGACATGGCGCGATCTGTCGTGCCAGCGGGGGCCATGCTGTGACAGACGTCCGCGTCCTCCTTCTCGATGCGGTGCAGGATGCCGTGCAGGCGCTGGACAAGAGCCGCCAGAAGGCCGCCGTGAAGCGCATCATCGCCTATGCATGGGGCCTGCTGCCCGTAGAGGATCGGCAAGCCTTCCTGCAGCGCGTATCGGCCGGCGACAACCTCGATCTGGTCGGCTGGTCCCCGAAGTTCCCGCGCAAGGATGATCCGAACCGGTCCCGCGTGGATCGGGACGTTGAGGAAGCCGCGCGGACCTGGGGGCTGATACATCCGGAACTGGCGCGGGCCGACCTAGACATGGGCTCCAAGGTCCAGAAGGTGATCCGCATCCGAAGAACACCGAACGCCACGATGCAGCGGTTCATGCGCGTGCAGCTGGCCGAGTGGAAGCGGCGGCGCGAGGCCGTGCATTCACAATCCGAGGCAACAGGGGGGAAGGTGTAAGCGGCGATGCGTCCTGATGGGGACCACCGCCCGGTAATCGCGACTTTGGCCGGTCAATGCGATTACAGCCGAGAATATACCTTATGGGCGTGTCTCACACAACAACCGGCCTGACTTTTGACGCTTTGAAAGCAAAGCGCTGTGGCGGAGGGGCCCCGCCCAATACCAATGAGCCAACGAAACAAGTCCGGGCAATGGTGAACCCTTCCATCCCGGAGCCGTGGGGCAGCAACCCTGTTCGGGTAACACGCTGTGAGATTGCCAAGAGGCCGGGGCTAGGCTCCCGTGCAAGTTGGAACACAGTGCCAGCGCCCGTGAAAAGCTGGCAGGCGGACACCGCGAGAGCCGTGGCCCTTCGGGGCGAAGGAAAACGAGTACGCGCCCGGTCACCGGGTGAGGGTAGCCCCCTCAGTGGGACGGAAGGATCGGCCTTCCCTTACTCCCACGGCGGAAAGGGTCGAAGTGTGCCTAATCGAAAGGATTTGCCCGTGATCAGCGTCGAGCCGGATGGCAACAGTCTCTACCGCGTGATCGACTCAGACGGCGTTGTCTTGCACGAGGGCCTGTCAAACCGTGAGGCGTGGCGGGAGGCGGAAAGGCTGGGCGACGAGCCGCGTCAGATTGAACGGGCCAGGCCATTGCCGAAGCGGAAGGCCCGGAAGGCGAACCGCAAGAAGAAACATCATCGGAAGCTGTCCGGCAATGATCGGTACGGGCAGTCCGAGAAGCACCAGTTTTCCAATGGGGCAGCCGGTCCCTGCAAGCGCATTTGCCCGCAGACCGGAGCCGTGATCGAGATCATCAAGAGGGGAAAGACATGAGCATCGAAGGCAACGAGCACGACGAGAAGTGGGCGCACCGCGGCGAAGATGCCCGCTACATGCAAGAGCATCACGTTGCCCGGGCGGCCAGCGTGTCGACCTCGCCGCCTGATCTGGTGAACCACCCGCCGCACTACACGGCGCACCCGTCAGGCGTCGAGTGCATCAAGATCACTGAACACATGGGATTTTGCCTCGGGAACGCGGTCAAATACATCTGGCGGGCCGATCTGAAAGGCGATGCGGTTGAAGACCTGGAAAAGGCCCGGTGGTATATCGACCGCGAGATTGCAAAGAGGGAGGCGGGGAAATGAGCGGCAGGATCATATCTCTCTGCATAGCTGCCGCATTCGGCATGGCTGTCGGCGCTTTGAATGATCAGATAATGCCCACTGCGAACGAGTTTCTGGTGCTCGTTTTAGCGTGGATTTGGCGGGTGGTTGGCTCTTACGCGGACCATGAATGCGGGCTTTGGGGGCGCAAGCAATGAAAGAGACGCCGAACGAGGTTCCGCTGGATCTCTGGGACGAGGACGACCGCGCCCCGATCAAGCGACGGATGGATAGAAGGGGCCGATAGGCATGGACACGGATTTTCTGCATCTGGTGCAGCGCAAGGGCTGGCAGATTGTCTCCGTCAGGGATGAGGCGGTGATTGGCCGGTGTCCTGCGCGTGGCTGCAACATGGTCGGACAGTTGGCCAAGGGCGGACTGGTGCCGCAGGTGTGCAAGGCGGAGCGGGACCGGGCGGATATTCCCGTCGAGGTCTGGCATCACATCCGCGAGCGGTTCCTTGCGCGCCGCCTGGAGTTGGGCCTGACGATCAAGGAAGTCGAGGACATTGCCGGCATCGCGATCGACCAGTTGGCCAAGTGCGAGCGCGAGAACGGCACCCGCATTCCCAATTTCCAGACGCTGATGGAATGGGGCATGACGCTTGGGTTCGGGTTTTACCTGCGCCCGGGTCCGCTGCCGCCGCAAACGCTCCGTGTGATCGAGAGCACAAGGGATGCGGCAGTGCGCCGCCAGAAGGTGTCAGGATGATCGAGGTGAGCTTTGAGCGGGGCGGAGAGGGTGTCACGCGCGACGAGATGCGCGAGGCGCTGCAAGAGTTGGCCTCGGCTATCAACGCAGAGCTCGCCGCGCGTTGTGTGATCGAGGGGGATTTGCTCGAACGCCTGGACGAACAGCGCAAGATGATCGAGCGTCAGAGGACGGAGAACCGCCGTCTGCGTCAGGATCTGGAGAAAGAGCGCAAGTTGCGGATGTCCGGGCGACGGGTTTAGTAAGCAAAGTCAGAAAGTTGCGATGTGAAAAGGGTGACATCATGTCACCCTTTCATGTCACCCTTTCCGCCCACTTGGTCCAGCGCATCCCGCACCGCCTCGGCAATGAGCGCATCCCGCACAGCCACAAGTGCCCACTGCGGCGGTCCTTTTGTCGCCCAGGTGGTCAAGGTGCTCTTGGCGGAAATGCCGTAGCGCTGGCAGAATTTGGTCCGCCAGCGCGTCGATCCGAAAAGTTGGCTTGCCATGCGGTCCAGATCGGCAAACCTTGCGGGGCCGTCGTCGTTGGTGTTATCCGTCACTTGTCTCGTTCCTTTCGAGATGGCGCCGCGCCTGTTTCCGCCTCGTGATCGAGGAAGGCGCGGCGCACCTGGTCAATCCGCGCTATTCCGTCCTAGTGATGCGATAGGCTTTACTCAGCCGGTCACCATTGATCCAAGATACGCGCTGCCCGGTGAAGGCGCGGCCAACAAGGGCCTTGCTGCGCGCAAGTTGCGTTTGTAGATCGCGCTCCAGCCGGGTGGGCCCGATGTCCGCAGCCGTGTCGTCTAGCATCATGCTTTCACCGACCTTCAACGAAAGCAGTTTGCCCACGAAAGAATGCGGACTGTAAGAGCCTAGTTTTCTCCCTCTGGTCATAGGTCAAGTTTCCATTGCGCGCGGGCGTTCAGATCGAACAGCCCGCAATCCGCAGGACGTTGCGCCCGCTTTGCCACCATTGGCGCTTTCTGAGCGTGCGACAGGCGTTCAAGTTGGCTTGGCGGCACATGACCGGTCAAGGGCAGGGAAGGCGGGTTCTGCGCGCTGGTATCCGTCACGTCGTCGCCCTCCGCTTCTCGATTACCGCCCGCCACCATTGCGCAACGGGCCGCAGTTCGTCCCAAGTTGGCCTGGGGGAACCGTCCTGATAGCGCGGGCAGTCGGCAAGTTCCGCATCGTATGCCGCCCGCGCCTGGGTGAAGTAATCAGACATCATTCGGTCCACCCCGTGCGCAGGTTTGTCATTCCCGCCACGCACGCTGTCACGGTTTCCGCCCGCGCCTCCACGTCGCGGAACGCCATAGCGGCTTCCTGCTCCGTCTCGAATGCTCGCCAGTGCTGCGTGACGGTCGAATAGTCGGCATCGCGCACCGTCCAGGCGAGGATGAAAAAAGTTGGCATGTCGTTTCCTTTCGTTGTCATGGGGTTCCGTCCCATGGGATGCGCGCCCAGCACGGGGCGCGTCACCGATAGGTCAGAAGATCCGCACGTCGCCGTCATGATAAATCAGCACGTCGCCGCCCGGTATCGTGATTGAGACAAAGGACGCGCCGCGCCCGTTGCCCGATGTGTCCGCGCTCCATTTGCAGTTGGCGTTGTCCTCGTGCTGGCAGGGCGGGAGCACCAGAGACAGGATCAGGTAAAGCACAAGGGTCATGCTGCGCCCCGGATTTGCATAAGAGCCTCGAAATCAGCACGGGCCTTTTCGCGAGTTTGAGCCGCCACGTTCGGCAGATCCTGCGACCTGACATGCGCCAAGTCCTCAACCGCGCTCATGACCTTGTGGCGGCAGAGGTACAGGAAAAGGTTTGCCGCAAGTTTGGTGTTGGGGTTCTTGATCGTGCGGCGATACAGGGCAACGACAACCTCATCACCGTCGTGGTTCTCGAAACAAGAATCGAACCGCCGCGATGTGCGTCCGCCTGAGCTGATCCGGTTGGCGGCAAAGTTCACTCGCGCCGTAAAATCGTTGTTCCAATCCGTCATAATCTCGTCCTTTCGTTGTCGATCCGCTCCGGGTTTCCGTCCAGAGCCGCGCACCAAGTTGGCCCACGGGGAAGGCGCGACAATGCCGCCGCGCCTCTGCCGGTGGGTCAGCGTTCAATCCGAATGAGTTTCGTGTGCACTCGCGCGGTGCTGAACGTATCGGGGGGCAGGTCTTCCAAGTGCTCGGCCTCGGGATGGTCAAACGTAACCGGAACCAAGGCGATAAGCGTTGCGGGTTCGTCGTGACCGCCGCGCCCGAGAAGTGAAAGCGCCGCGGCAACGTGTTTCCGCACATCGCGAAAAGGCGGGTTCATGATGATGCGGGGAAACTCCGCGCGCCCCTTCACCTCGTCGGCATATTCCAGAAAGCAGCGGTGAATCGTCGGGCCGATCGGTCGCAGGACCGCCGCGAGCGTATGGTGCCGCTCAATCATCGTGAGTTCCTGCGGGCTGTGACCTGATGCAATGAGCGCCCGCGCAAGCTGGCCGGTTCCCGCGCTCGGCTCAAGGGTCAGATAGTCGCCCTGGGGGCCGAGGTAATCGACCATCCGCTGTGCTACATCGTCCGGTGTAACGTGGCATTCGGTGGCCCGGTCAACTGCGATGATCTCGGGGGGCCCGGTTAGATCCAAAGGCGGCGCGGCCCGTCGCGCCCTAACCGGAATGGTTAGGGGCTTGTTTGGGCGGGTGTAAATCGCGGGGCGGGTCATTCTGCGGCCTTTCGTGCGCTCTCCATGTCCCAAAAGCTCGCGGGCGCGTCGTGCTGCTTCTGGTCTGTGATCAGGATGGCCGCCCAGCCAGCCATATAACGCGGGCCTTCGTGGTTCGGGCTCGGTGCAATCCGCACGCGGAAATTGCCACAAGAGGAAAGCCGGGTTCCGCGCTGTTCACTGTTGATCGCTGCATATTCGGCTTTGGTCATTTCCGCTTGCGGCAGATCTTCGTACTCACGGCGCCAAGGGTTCACGACAGAGATTTTACCGCTCAGGGCTTTGAAATTCAGAATCGGCGGCTTCGCGGGTTTCTTGGCTGGCGGCACATATCCGCACGATTGCATGAGGTCGCGCCACTCGTCGCCCGACAATTCCAGAGACCGGCCATCGCCGATGTGCAGGGGCAAAGGTGCGTCGCATTCGACGGTAAACAAGTCTTCGTCGACCTTCGCGCCCTTGGGCTTGTCCGCTCCGTGTTCCCGCACAAACATTTGTAGGAGCGTCGGGGTGATCTCGCTCGCGTAGCGCGGAACCTCGCCCAGCATGTCACGCTCATATCCTAGGCGGTTGAGCGTGTGGCTTATCCGGCGCGCCAGGTTGTCGCTTTCGATGATGCGGCGAGCTCCTGCAATCGCCTTTTCGCGCGCCTGCTGCGGGGTTATCTCGCCGCTCTCGACGGCGGAATAAAGGTTATACGAAACAAGATCGCCGCGCCCAAGGCCCAGCCGGATTAGCTTGTCCGTTGTCAGCTTGTCCCAGATTTCAAGCGCCTTGTGCGCAGTATTCAGGCGGCGTTGCAGGTCGCGCAATTCGGCCAGCAGGGTCTTGATGCGACGGGCCCGGACCTTCGAATCATTCTTGCGGTTTGCGTGCCGCTCGACGCTTTCGGCCCGGTATTGCCAGAACCCGATTGCCTTGTGCGCCTTGCTGGCCTTGTCCATGGCGCTATGCATCCGCTCTTGCGTCTTGCGCGCCTTCCGTTCGGAATGGTGACCAACAAGGATAGGCTGCCCCATATAGAACGCCTGCGATAGCTCGTCAGCCGCGCGGGAAAATGCGCTTGCTTCCGCTGCGCGCTTGTCCGCGATACCGTCCAGCCTGTCAGCCTTCATCTGCGCCCGCTCGGCAAGCGTCATCTGTTCCGGCTCTATCCCGCCCGCGAGTTCAATCGCCAGATCTTCACGCGCGACAGACCACGACGGCGCCACGAAAAGCTCCTGTTTCGGTGCCCAGCGATAGCCTGCCTCCTTCACACGCTGGAAGGTTTCGGCATCAAGCCGGGAGTCGGGATAGAGCCTCAGTTTGTTGTCTTCTGGGGAGTAAGTCGCGGTAATCATGTCATTTCCTTTCGATGTTTCCCGGGTTCCCGTCCGGTCATGGTCTGGCCCATGTAGCGACGCCGCACGACGCGGCGCCGTAGATAGGTCAGGCAAAGGCGGCAATGATCGCCAGCACTGCGGCGCAGATCAAAACCGTGTCCACATTGACCGCGCCAGACTCGCACATGAGCCACGACAGGGCGCGCCGCCCGCGCGCTTCATTCTTGCGCGCTTCATTCAGGAACGTGTCCGCTATGGAGGTCTCTCCATAGCGCGCCGCACGGTCTGCCTTGTCGCGCCAGGCGATAGAGGCTTGCAGGTATGCATGGTGCGCAGCGTCATAGCGTCCCGCCCGCATGTGAGCCGTCGCCAGACGCTCAGCGTCCAGAGCCCGCAGCATTGTTGAGCTTGTTCCGTGCATGTCTCGCCCTCCCTCAGTAACCGAGCGCCGAGCGCATATCCGCAAGGGACCACTCGCCGCGCTTGATCTGATTGATCACGTTCCAGCCCGCAGGCTCTGCCCGATTGTCCAGAAGCTGCAATGCGCCGTCAGGCAGCATCACGAGATTGCAGCCATGATGCCGGGCGATGGATTGTGCCTTGTCGTAGGTCATTCGCTCAACCCCCCTTATGCCAGAGCCGCGCGGCGCGCGTGTTCAGCAGACAGAGCCGCATCAAGCCGCGCCTCAGCAGTCGCGCGCGCCTCGCGCCGTGCCCGGTCAACGCTGCTTTCAAGCGTGAGGATCATCCAAATTGTGTGAGCGACCATCAAGAGAGCCGCAGCGAGTATCAGGTAAAGCATCTTGCATCCTTTCGATTGGCGCGGGTTTCCGTCCGCTGTGCAACCTACATAGTGAGCAAAAAACAAACTGTCAATATTGAAACGGGCCAGAAAAGCAAAAAAGATGAAATCCGCGATGCAAGCAGGATCCGCACCAGGTAGAGAGCGCGGCGGCGCCAGTGCATAGAACACGCCGCAGGCGACGCGCTATCCGTCGGGACATGACGCACCAACTACCCATCGATAAGGATACCGGAGAGCCCCTCTCGCCCCGCTATAAGCGCCGAGTATCCGCGAAAGTCCGCAAAGCATTCGGAGACAGGCTTAGGTACGGACTACCATGGGACCAATGCGCGGAGCGCGCTGGACTGGCAGAGGCATCACTGCACAAGGCACGAAAGCAACCGCATGTAGATGCTCTATGGACCCAGATGCAGGCCCAATATATTCAAGATGTTGCAAACGACGCAGGCCGAAGAAAGGCAAGAGCGTTCGAAGTCGCTATGCAGCTGCTCGAGGCATCATCCTCAGACTCAGTGAAGGCGCGAATGGTCGAGTTTCTCGCGGGAGAGAGCCGAAACGCCCCGCAAGTAGCTGTTAACATTAGCCAAAATCTGGGGGCAGGAGGCTATGAGTACCTTCCGCCCGGTGCGCAGATCGTTGACGTTCAGGCAGGCACAGGGGATAGCAAGTCCCCAGTCATTGACGCTCAAGCCACTGATAATACAGGCGAAAGCTGAAAGCGTTAGACGGGGGCTTGTCTAACGGGGTTCAAGTGTGCCCCTGTACCCCCTTTGTTCCCTTCGATACCCCCCCTTCGATGATCTGAGGCGACCCGGCCTGGGGGGGGTGGGGGCAAAAATCGGGCGCGCGGATCCTGTAGTCCACCCACTCCCTCTCTGGCCTTTGCATTTTGTCGCTCTGAATTTTTTATAATTTTGGCCTGTAACAATTATCACGAGGTGCGGTTGTCCCACGGGGTGAGTATCGGGTGATTTTGGGTTAAGTCGTTGATTTTGTTGGAAGTGGGTTTTGGTGCATCTGAGGCCGGGGCAGTTTTGTGTATCGGTTATTCGATGATTGCAGCTTTTGGAGATGGAAATGGTCGGTTTTGGGTTTCGCGCGCGGCGTGCTGAGAACGGTGGGGGGGTTGTTGTTCGCGGCAATGACTGGTCGAGCTCTCTGTTGATTGGGGCCTTTTCCAGCACTGAGGATATGCTGTCGTGGCTGTCGTATCATTTGGACGATTGCGACGGCGGCGATCCGGGCGAGACGGAGGTTGTGGACTGATGGGGCGCCCGTCGTTGGGAGGCCGTCCTGTTCATGTTCGATTGCCGGATGCGGTGATCGAGAAGATCGACGGTCGTGTTGGGAAGCAGAAGCGTTCGGATTTCATTCGGAAGGCGATTGATGAGCGTCTTGCGGTTTTGTCTGGGGTCAAGGTGACGCGGATGGCTGCTGGCCGTCCGAAGCCGAAGCCTGAGGTTGCTGAGCCTGTGTCTGCGTCAGGTGATCGTGGTGATCATCCTGACGACGGGGTTCTTCTGGCTTGGGTCCGGGCTCATCCTGGGTGCCGGGAGCGGGAGGCGGCTGATGGTTTGGGTTGGATGCCTGTGCGTGTTGCGAAGGCTGTCGGTCGTCTGCAGTTGGCGGGACGGGTGTGGTACCCGCAGCCTGGTGTGATGGAGGCGTATGGGGAATGAGGCGGTTCACACCTCGGGGGAATGCGATTTACGAGCCGGATGGGGAGGTTCTGAACGAGTTCTTTTGGAACAAGCACAAGTTCTCCTGCATTCAGGGTCCGATTGGCTGTCTTTCCGCGGAAACGGAATTTCTGACGCCTTATGGCTGGAAGCGCATGGATTCCTTTGAGGATGGCGATCGCGTGTTTGTTTGGAAGGATGGCAAGGCGTGGTTTGAGCATCCACATGGATATATCGACAAGCCTTGTGATGAGATGTGGTGGTTCCACAATGGGCACTCGCTTTCGATGATGCTGTCTGATGAGCATCGCGTTGCCCTGTATGATCGGAGTGGTCGGTTTAGAGTGCGCGATGCGGCGTCGGTCGCCTCTGCTCCGGGTCGCTATACCCTGCCCGTTGATTTCGAGGTCGATGGCGCCCCGTTTGATGAATGGGAGCTTCGCCTGCGCGTTGCGATTGCGGCAGATGGGTGCCTGCCAAAGCGGGGCAATCAAGTGGTTGTCACGGTCCGGAGGGATCGGAAGAAATCGCGCCTTCGTGAGTTGCTGTTCAAGAACCGGATTGAGTTCAAGGAGCACCAGCACTCCACACGTCCTACGGAGGTATCCTTTGCCTTCCAGCGCGAGGATTGGATGGGAAAGACGCTGAACCTGATTGGGTGCGGAACGGAGCGGTGCCGCGTCGTACTGGACGAGATCAGGCATTGGGACGGTTTGTATGAGGGGGAGGATTGCCGCTTCGACGGTACGTGCTTGGAGACGGCTGAGTTCATCCAGTACGCCGCCCACGCCTGCGGAAGGCGCGCGACGATCACGAAGAAGGTGGACCCCAGAAGCCCTGAATGGGCCCCGACCTATGCGGTTCACATCACGCATGAAGGCAGTCCGAAGTCTAAGGTTGGAATCCGCGGCGATCACATGGAGATTGACCGCGTTGCAGCGCCTGGTGGCCGGAAATACTGCTTCACGACCTCAACAGGGTTTTTCATCGCCCGCCACAATGGGCGGATTTTTGTCACCGGAAACTCTGGGACGTCGACGTGCGGGTGTCACCGGATTTGGCGGTTGGCGTGTGCGCAGGAGCCTGATTACGACGGGGTTCGACGGACGCGGTGGATCATCACGCGTCGGACGTACAAGGAGTTGCGCGAGACGACGGTGAAGACGTGGCTGGGCTGGTTCCCGGAGGACAAGTTCGGGCCGTTCATCCGCGCGGAGCCGATGTTTCACAAACTGGTTGATCCGAAGACGGGTGGTGTTCGGGATCATCCGTCTGGGGATGGGACCAAGGTTGACTGCGAGGTGGTCTTTGTGGCGGTTCCGGATGCTGACGTGGCGGAAGAGATTTGCGCGTCGTATGAGATCACGGGTTTTTTCCAGAACGAGGGCCAATTTTCGGAGAAGGCGGTTGTTGACGAGCTGCTTTCGCGGTGCGGGCGGTATCCGTCGATGAAGGATGGGCCCGGGGCGACGTGGTTTGGCGGCTGGATGGACATGAACGCGCCGATCGAGGGCCATTGGGTGCCATACATGCGGGGGGACATCGCTCTGCCGCCTGAAATGACGGAGGACGAGCGGCGGGAGTTTGCGAAGCCGGCAGACTGGGAGTTTTTCGTGCAGCCGCCGGCGCTCTTGGAGGAGATTGTCGACGGCAAGCCGGTCTATTCCCCGAACCCGGCGGCGGAAAACCAGAAGTGGCTGATCGAGCCGTACATGGACAAGATCAAGGGCAAGAAGCGGTCGTGGATTGATCGGCGGATCCTGAACAAGGTCGGCCTGTTCATGGAGGGCAAGCCGGTCTACCCGACCTTTTCCGAGCATGACCACGTTCTTCCGGAGCCCGCGGCCTATGTGGACGGCATCCCTGTGATTGTGGGCATGGATTTTGGGCGCGACCCTGCGGCGGCCGTCCTGCAGAATATCGGCGGGAAGTGGATCATGTTGCACGAGGTGATTGGCGACAACGAGTCTGCGACCCTCTTTGCGCCGCGGGTGAAGCGCCTCCTGGGGCTGCGGTGCCCGGGGGCCTCGATCGAGTTTTACGGCGATCCGCGCGGCGGTGATGGCAATCAGGCGAACGAGGAAACGGCCTTCGACGTGTTCGCGAAATTCGGGATGCGGATCTACCCGGCCACGTCGGACAACAACCCGGAACTGAGGCGATCGACCGTCGAGGGGGTGCTGGAGAAGCGGGGCGGGTTCGGGATCAACCCGGGCTGCCTGGTGGCGAAGCGGGGGTTTGCCGGGGGCTATCACTACCGGAAGATGAAGGGGATCGGCGGCATCTACAGCCCGAAGCCGGTGAAGAACAGCTATTCGCACATCGTCGAGGCGGTGGAGAACGGCTTGATCGGCGGTGGTGAGGGGTATGCGACGGTGGCGAGCCCGGTCCGCCAGACCCCGCGGAACGTGAAGGTGAAGCGCCCCCGCGTGCGATTGAGCCGGCGCCGTGCTGGTTGAGGCGTTCATCGCGTTCCACCTGCCGCGGGGGCTGCGCTCTGCGGTCCGGACGCGCGATGTGGCGGGCTTTTTCGGTCATGTGGAAGCGTTCGGCATCACGGCGGGCGGCGACTGGCTTTTCATCGACCCGCACCGGCGCCGGATGGATGTGCGGGTGCTTTACCGGATGGATGAGGTCGAGGCGGCAATCGCACAGATCCACGCGACGGCTGACCTGATACTGGCCGTCGACCCTGTTCCCGGGCCTATCCTCCCCCCTCTCATGCCCATGACCTGCGCGGCGGTCTGTGCGCACCTCGTCGGCACCCGTGCATTCACGCTTGGCGGCTTGGAGCGCAAATTGCGGGCCATTGGCGCGAGAGAGGTGAAAAATGCAGAAGCCGAAGGAAGACGAGGCGGCGAAAAAGGCGCGCGAGCGTGAGCGCCGCATCTCGATGCTGGAGCGCCGGGACGCAGCAGAGGACCAGTCCTACGGCGCCACCAACGACATCCGTGCCGTCTACGGCCTGCAGCCCGCGAGCAAGCGGCCGGCCGGAACCCGCCGGAAGGCCATGAGCCTCAGCGGCCTTGTCCCAGCAAACCCGGGTGAAATTTGATGGCTGATGGATACGGCAAGAAGCCGTCCAAGGAATTCTCCAGCCGGTACGACGCGGCGAAGAATTACCGCGACCGCGTGCAGCCCAACCTTGAGGACGCGCTGGCGTTCATCTCGCCCGGCCGCGAAGCCGACTTCGACTATCGAGAAACCAAGCAGGAGCATCGGGACGACGATCCCGAGGTGCTGATGTCGCTGCCCGAGGATCTGGCAACGGACTTCGCCGCCGACCTGGTGACCTACTTCTGCCCGTCGGAATCGCGCTGGACGGAATACAACGTCACGGCGCCGGTGCCAGAGGAAGCCGAGACGCAGGTCCAGAACATCGTGGACGAGCGTGAGGAAGAAATCTGGAACATGCTGCACGGGTCGAACTTCAACGACGTCGCGCCGCAGGTGTTCTTCGAGGCGAACCACGGCACGATCGGCATGTGGGTGGAACAGGCGCACATGACTCAGCCGTTCTACTGCGAGGCCGTCACGCCGGAGCAACTGCTGATCACGCCCGGCCACATGGGCATTCTGGACCGGTTCCGCGAAGTGCGCGTTCTGGCGCAGCATTTGCCCGTGCGGTTCAAGCAATGGCCCGAGGTCGATCTGAGCGGCGAGCGGCTGCAGAACATGATCAAGAAGCCGGGCCAGTATGTGACGGTCTGCTATGGCTTCTGGGTGGACTGGAAAGACCCGGGCAACCCGATCTGGCGCTGCGAGGTCACCATCGACAAGAAGTGCGTGATGAAGGACGGCCCGATCGTCATGGGCCCGCTGGCCGGCGGCTGCCCGCTTCTGATCGGCCGCTTCAATCCGCAGGCCCGCAATCCGTGGGGCAGAGGCCCGGCCATCAAGGCACTGCCCGATCTCCGCGTGCTGAACAAGCTGGACGAGAGCGTGCTCGAGGGGCTTGACCAAGCTCTGAGCAACACGCTGATCTATCCCGACGACGGGTTCCTCGACTTCGAAGGTGGGCTGGAGGACGGCCGGGCCTATGCCGCCGCCCGTGGCTTCACCCGCGAACAGGTCTACGAGATGAACCGCGGCGTGAACCTCGATGTCGGCCACTACTCGCAGGACCGCCTTGAGGATCGCCTGCGCGCAGCTTTCTACCAGGACGGCCCCCGGCAGCGCGGCGACACACCACCCACGGCCTCGCAATGGCTGGATGAGCGCCGCCGTGTGCAACAGCGCCTCGGCAAGCCTTCCGCGCCCCTGTGGCGGGAATTCCTACTGCCGTTCATCCAGCGGATCGAGCGCATCGGCATCGAGATCGGCCGCTTCGACGCAGAGATCCTGCACGACGGCGACGTGATTGCCGTCGACCCGATTTCCCCGCTGCAGAAGGCCGCCAATCAGGACAAGGTTCTGACCGCCCGCTCCAACCTCGAACTCGGCTTCAACGTCTTCCAGGACCAGCTGTTCAACATCGTCGATCCGATCGGAACCTTCACGGGCATTGTCGCCACATCCGGCGACGAACTGACGAAGGTCCGAAAGGAAGCCCCACCCCAAGAGGATCCCAATGCTGCCCAGCCGCCACAGTGAACCCGGCCCGATCATCGACTACGTTCAGGCGCTCCAGCGCGCCGGCAGGCATGATGCGGCCCGCGACATCGTTCATGCGGTTCGGGACGTAGGCGACACGGCGGCTGGCCGTATCCTTTTGGAATTGCTGATGAAATGCACTTCCGGCGTTCCGGTTCCGGTTCTTTCCGATCCCCGTGCATTGGCCGCACGCAATGCTCAGAGTTTTATCGCCCATGATCTCAGGAGGCTCATGAGCGATGAATTTGACGCTACTGCAAAGATGGAACAGCCGCCTCGCACGCGAGGCTGAGGACGGGACTGGCGCGGGCCAGGGATCACCCGATCCAGCTCCCGCTGACGGGGCGGGCGACGGGGCAGCGCCCGCCCCCGAAGGAGGCACCCCGGACTTTTCCTTCATGCCGGAGCAATTCCGCAGCGGCGACGCCCCCGACTTTGACGGCTTCAAGGCCCACCTCGATTCCCTCGACGCCACCAAGGCGCAATGGGACGAGCGCATGGCTGCTGTCCCCGAGGACGCATCCGGCTATGAATTCGCCATCCCCGACATCGACTACACCGCAATGGGCCTGCCCGAAGGCTTCAAGCTGGACCTGAACGCTGAAGACGAGGACATGGCCCCGCTTCTGTCCGAGATGGGCGGCGTTCTCCACCAGTACGGAATGCCGAAGGAAGCGGCCGGCGCCCTGATGGGCGTCCTGGCCAAGTACGAGGCGACGGCCCACCTCCGCGGCGAGAAGGCGGCGAAGGAAGCCATGACCGAACAGGCCAAGCTGCTGGGGTCCAAAGCAGAGGCCCGCATCTCGACCGTTCAACGGACACTGGAACAGCGGCTGCCGAAAGATCAGGCGGCCGGCCTCATGTCCGCACTCACCACTGCCGAAGGCGTCAAGGCGCTGGAAAACCTGCTGAGCACGCGCGCGCTTGGCAATGGCGGCGAAGCCCCCCGTGCGCGCGACCCGGAAGCGGACCTCCGGGCCTATTATTCAACCACAAGTTAACGGAGGCCGAAAATGGCAACTCTCACAATGTCGACCGGCGACATGATCGACGCCTACAAGCAGGTGGACGGGAAAGGCCGGCTGATCGACGTCGTTGAACAGCTGAACGACACGTCGCAGAACTGCATGGACGACTGGTCCTGGATGGAATGCAACAGCGGCACCAAGCACACCCGGGCGATCCGCACCGGCCTGCCGTCCGTGTCGTGGGGCATCCTCTACGGCGGCATTCCGCAGTCCAAGAGCACCAAGCAGACCGTCAGCGACACCACCGGCTTCGTCGAAGGCCTGTCGTCCGTGGACGAGCGCCAGCTGGATCTCTACTCGGACAAGAAGGTCGAACTGCGCGCCGCAGAGGCCCGCTCGCACATCGAGTCCATGTCGCAGGAACTGATGACCGCGCTGTTCTACCACAACAGCGACACCAACGCCCGCTACCCGAAGGGCCTGGCCGCGCGGTTCAGCACCCTCGACGGTTCCGGCGCCGGCAACCAGATCATCGACGCAGGCGGCTCCAGCACCGACAACACCTCGATCTGGTTTGTCGACTGGTCCTATGACGGCCTGTCGGTGATCTATCCGGAAGGCACGACCGCCGGCATCGACCGCCAGAACAAGGGCAAGCAGCGCGTCACGGACTCCAACGGCGACCCGTACTACGTCGAGGAAGAACTGATCCGCGCCCACTGCGGCTTCTCCCTCGGGGATTATCGCCGCATCGTCCGCATCGCCAACATCGACGTGTCGGACCTGGCTGCGGGGTCGGTCGACCTCTACAAGTACATGCGTCAGGCCTACTGGCGGCTGCACAATCGCCGGGTCAGCAAGGTCCAGGACCAGAAATCGCCGGGCCGCATCGCGATCTACGCGAACCGCGACGTCTGCGAAGCGCTGGACGCCCTGGGCACCAACGACGGTTCCTCGGACAGCTTCATTCGTCTGCGCCCGTCGGAAATCCAGGGCAAGGAGGTCATGACCTACCGCGGCTTCCCCCTGCGCGAGACGGACGCCATCCTCAACACCGAAGCCGAAGTCACCACGTAAGCGTTGGGGACAGAAAGGATATAACCATGATTCTCAACGCAAATCTCATCTTCGCGGAAGATCAGGCGGTGACCGCCACCGCGATCTCCGAGAACGTCATTCAGATCCCGGCCGCGGGCACCGTTCCCTACGAGGACGCCGCGATCATCCGGAACCTCGGCGCGGGCTCCTACCTGCCGCTGATGATCATGGTGACGGCGGACTTCGCAACGCTGACGTCCCTGACGATCAGTGTCGAGACGGCGGACAACGCAGCACTGTCGTCCGGGGCGGTCGTTCTGGCCACCACCGGCGCAATCGCTGCGGCATCGCTGGTGGCGGGCTATCGCGTTCCGGCGCCGCAGATCCTGCCTGATGCCACGCTCAAGGACTACCTGGGCCTGCGCTTCACCGTCGGCGGCTCCAACGCCACCGCGGGCACGATCACGGCAGCCCTGGCGACGGAGATCCAGAGCGCATGACGGCGGAAACTCCCCTCGACCCGGAAGCAGAGGTCAACATCATCACCACGGCGCCCGGGACGTTCTCGAGCGCGGGGCTTGTTCCGGTGGGGACCAAAGGCACGGTGCCCGTCAAGAAATTCTCCCGCGCATGGATGCGTCCTGCGGGACCGGCGGATGCGAAGATCGTGAACCCCTGGTTGAAGGCCAAGGACGATGCGGCAGAGGCGGCCGCAGCGGACCGCAGCGAGGCTCGCGTTCTCAAGAAGGTTCTCGGGAAGCTGTAATTCCCCCACGGCTAAACCGAGATCGAAGGGGCTGGCGAAAGCTGGCCCCTTTTCTCGTGCATTGGCCGAAATGGCGTGCGTGCGGAATATCCGGCGCATGTCGACACAGAACTCCATGCTCAGCATCATGAATGCGGCGCTTCTCGCCCAAGGTCAGGAGGAAATCCTGACGCTCGGAAACGGGACCGTGGAATGGCGCCTGCTGTTCCGGAACTGGCCGCTGATCGTGGAGGCGGAGCTCGAAGACGGGAATTACAATTTCACCCGCGAACAAGCATTCCTGCAGACCAGCATCACCGGAAAATTCGGGTTCGACTATGGCTACCTGACGCCGGCGACGGCGCTGCACATCCGGCGCCTGTGGGTTCTGGATGCGGAGTCCAACCGGATCGAGGTCGACTGGATCCAGGACTCGTCCTACGTCTACATCGACGGGAACGAGGGCTGCTATGTCGAGTACCTGGTGGTGCCCGACGAAAGCCTCTGGACCGCCTCATTCAGCCGCGGCATCCAGTTGAAACTTGAGGCGCTGATTGCCGGCGCGATCAAGGAAGAAGCCGGTGAGAAGCGCCAGCTTGAAGAACAGGCTGAAATGCAACTCCAGCGCGCCCGCACTTCCTCCAGCCGTTCTCGGCGGCCGCAAAAGCCCTTCCGGGGCGGTGCGCTGTCGAAGGCTCGGAGCGGAACGAATTGGCGCGTGTAAAAGAGACCATTTTCCAGCGTGATTTTGCTTTCGGGGCGGTTCGTGAGGACTTCCTTGAGGCCGACGATCTCGAATTGCGGCAGGCATCGCTCAAGACGGCGCTGAATGTCCGCGCCCTGGCGACCCGTGCGATCGAGGAACGCCCCGGCACCTTCTTTGGCCGGGAGATCGAGGGCGGCAAGCAGATCAAGGAGATCCGCCCATCTGCGGGCCTGGTCTACCTCCTGATCATTTGCGACGATCACCTGCAGGTCGTGGACAGCACGGCGGATCAAATCTACCGCAACAACAACGTTCCCTGGACGGACGGCGATGACGTCTGGATCGAGAATTTCCGCGGCACGACTGTTCTCGGCGGCGACTTCGGGGTCTACACCCTGCAGTATGATGAGGGCTCGTTTTCGATGGGGGGCTTCGAATTCGCGGACGGGCCCGGCGGTGAGATCCTGCAGCCGTACTGGTCGTTCCATCCCGGCACGACGATCCAGCCGTCCGCGGTGACCGGCAATATCAGCCTGACGGCCAGCGGCTTCGATTGGCAAGAGGATCATGTCGGCCTGCGGGTCCGCTACAATTACCGCGAGGTGCTGATCACCGAATTCATTTCCACCAGCACCGTGAACGGGACCGTCGTCAACGACTTGCCGCCGTCGTTCAGTGTCGCTGTCGGGGATGGCAGCCAGTTTCGTGTCGGAGACGTCGTGATCGGCAGTGACAGCGGATACCAGGGCATCGTTACGGAAGTCGTGGGAAACACCCTGAGCTTGTCCACACTGGCGCGGTTTCAGGGGCCTGACGTCAGCGAAGACCTCAGTAGCCCGAGCGGGTCTTCGTCTGTCAGCGCGACGTACACAATAAGCCCTGAGCCGTCCTCTGTGTGGGATGAGCCGCTGATGTCGGATCTTCGCGGCTGGCCCCGCGCGGGCGGCTCTGCGTCGGGGCGCTTGGTGCTGACTGATTTCGAGAACGCGGAGAGCGTGATTGCCACCTCGTCGTCCCGGGCGATCGAGGACTTTGGTGTCGGTGCAGCGGATGATGATGCCATCGCGCGGAAGGTGGGCGACAACTCGCCGCGCTGGCTGCACTGCATCAACATGGGCGATCTCGTGCTGCTGGCTGATAATGGCTGCTACATCGTGAACACGCGGGACAACGGCATCCTGACACCCGCGACCTTCAACGTTGTTCTCGTGGACGAAACCGGATCCTCCAGCGTGCGGCCCGTGCGGCTCAAGGATGGCGTCGTCTTTGTAGAGGCTGGCGGCGCATCGGTGTCAGCGATGGTTCTCGACGGCAACGTCTACCTGAAGTGGTCGGTTCGAAACCTGACCCGGTTCCATGACCACCTGATCCGCAACCCGGTCTATCTCTCCAGCCCGGCCCAAAACAGCCTATTTCCGGAGAAGTATGTCTTTGTCGTGAACAGCGACGGCACGCTGGCGGCCCTGTCCTTTCAGGAGAACATTCGCGAGGAGCGCTATGGCTTCGTGCCGTGGGAAACGGATGGTGAATTCGTCGCGGTGACGCCTTTCTTCAACACCTATTGGGCAATCGTGAACCGGACCCTGGGCGGCGAAACCCGCCAGATCCTAGAGCGGTTCGATCCCGATGCCGTCATGGATTGCGCGACCGAGATCGGCACCAGCACGGGCTACGACACGCTGGACGTGAATGGTGAGCCGCTCGAGGTCAATGGCGTGAACCTCGAGATCACCGGCGCAGTCCTGACCTATCTGATCGACGCGGACGTGACGGTTCACGCGCGGGGGTGGGACGTCGGGGACTTCACCGTCAATTCGGAAGGGCAACTCGACAACGAATTCGCCTTCTCAGGCACCCGTCAGATCGGGCTACCCTTCACGGTTCTGGTTGCGCCCTGGCCGATGGAGGTGGTCGACAGCCCGCGCTTCGGAACCCTGACGGCCCGCGTCCTGCAGATGGTCGTGAGCGTTCAGAACAGCCTCGGCTTCACGGCGCAGTGCAACAATTACTCGGCCACGGTCGGGGATTACTTGATCGGCGCGGACCTGACGGAGCCGCCGGCGGTGCGCACGCAACGTTACCGTTTCAGCATCTTCGGCAACCGGGATCACCCGGAAATGACGATCACCAGAACACGGCCGGGACCGCTACGCATCCTGGCTATCGGCCAGAGGGTTCAGGCATAATGGAAGCAGCAGCAGTCCCCATCGCACTCGGCGCGCAGGCCGCGACACCAATCGTCCAGGGCCTGATGGCCAATGCTCAGGCCAAGGCGCAGGCTTC